CTCTTTCCCTACACGACGCTCTTCCGATCTCACACATAGCCGCTGACAGCTCCGCCAGATTCTCCGGCTTGCTTTCCGAAACCTCGGCCAGTAGCTCCAACTGCTTGCCGAGGATTTCTTTTACCTTTGTGCTGCCCATCAGGTTCACCCCCTTTCTATCAGTCCTGTTTATTGGACATCGTTCCCTTCATAATTGGAGTGCATCGGTAAATCCAGAATTTCACGGATGGCCTGGACTACCTTTGGCGTGGAGAGCTGTCCGGTCTTAATCTTGTACATATAAGAATCATCAAAGTACAGGCCGGTCTTGCTTCGAACTTCCCCAATCAACCAAGTCTGCGGTTTGTTCAGGTCAATCAGTCGTTTGCCGATGTCCTTGCCGAACGCCGTAAGTTGTGCCATTCCATTCCTCACCTCCCTATATCGTGTTGTTGACAATTACGGAAAGTTGTAATATACTTATCTTGCCACAGATAGTAAATACAGCCGCCCGTACTTCATGTGACTATAATATTACTGTTCACTGTAAAAGTCAAGCATAAAGTACGGTCATCTGTAATTTTGCCTTTTTGCACAAACGGCGGAGGGAATTATGGAAGATTTGTACAAGCATATAGAAAGTCTTGGGAAGGAACACGGCTATAAGAACATGACTGTTCTTTGTAAGGCCGCTGGGGTTCCCCGCTCCACAATGTCGGAATTAAATAACGGGAGAAGCAAAGACCTTTCAAAGCCAAACGCCCAAAAATTTGCAGATATTCTGGGCGTTACTCTGGATGAGGTATATGGAGAAGAAACAAAAAAAGCGCCCACCCAGGATGGTGAGCGCGGCATTGACGAGCAAAATCTAAAAGTCGCTTTTTTCCGTGGAGCAGACCCCACCCTGACCAAAGAGGACATGGACGCCATGTGGGAGGACGCCAGGGCCTTCCGGGATTTTATCGTAGCGAAGAGGAAAAGGGAGAAGGAGAAGAATGGCGGCTGATCTGCTGGAACTCTATGATGAGGCTGAGGAAGCCGGCATAGATGTAGCTTGGTTCCCTCTGTGTGAGGATCGGTCGATGGCACTGCAGCTCAATGATGGGTCTTGCGCGATAGCTATAGATCCATGGAAGATGTATACCCTTGCAGATGAAACCTCATGCCTTGGGCATGAGCTGGGGCACTGCAAGTCAGGCAGTTTTTACAACCCCTACGCCAGCTACGATATCAGAAAAAAGCACGAGAACCGCGCCGACAAGTGGGCCATCCAGCGGCTCATCCCCTTGTCGGAACTCGATGCGGCCAGGGCAGACGGCCATACTGAGCTGTGGGATCTGGCGGAATATTTTGGTGTCACCGAAGACATGATGCGCAAAGCCCTATGCTGGTATGCGCATGGAAACTTGGCAGCAGAGCAGTACTTTTAATAGAATGAAAAAGTACCGCCCCCGGTACCATCTGTACCAGAGGCAGTAAAAGTACTCAATTTAAGTATTTTAGTAACTGTATCAGATGTGAACCATTCATTTCGCCTCGTTCTTCTTTATCAAGTCTACGTTTTCCAAAAATAACAAATCCGTTGTCCTCGTAGAACTTTTTAAGGATATCGATATCTTCGCATTCCACATAGACCACTTTGCCACCGATAATTCTCTGTGCGGCGGATACCTTATCAATCGCCATTTTCAGTAGCTCGTCGCCTGTAATGAGCTTTCTATAGTCGTTCATGTAGTTTTTTCCTAACTGGGCAATCAACGGTGCCATAATAACCAAATTATCGTCTGAAATATTTGGCATGGCAAATTTCCTAAGCCGCCGTGCGGTGGTTTTTGACACAGAGTGACTCCCAACCACAATGTACTTGTTCGCAATCGTGAAATATCCGCACAGCACGTTCTTCCCCCTATAGGACGCATAGACAAGAAACGTCTGAGCAATGCTTTGCTTTGCAAAGTCAATTGCCGAGCGTTTCGTCAAAAATTTCTCGACGTCCGGGTTTGGAGGGCATGAAAAAAAAGAGAGGATTTCTCTGCAGAAATCCTCCCCCTTCTCGTCAATGATATCGCTTAAAGACAGTATCGAATATCCGGCCATTATTTATCTCCGAAAAAGTCGTTAATCTTGTCTTTTGAAATCGTTTGACAGGTTCTTGAGAGGATAACTTCTTTACTTTTCTTTCCTTTTGCAAACTCAAGAGCCCCAGCAAAACCTCGGCACAGTTTTTTGTCCTTGAAGCGAACCTCTTTGAGGATACTTTTAGTCGCCATAACCGCACCTCCTTCAGAATTGCTATATACTTATTATAGCAGCACAATACACAAAAATACACTGTAAATTTCTACGAAGTTTATTATGCCAAGTTGTTGACTTTTGCATTTTGATTTTTATTTACCACAAAATGTAGTGTCCTGCTCTTTTGCATATACAAACCGCCCCCGGTGCTACCAACACCAGGGACGGCTTACATAGAGGGTGATAAGGTTTGACAGGCCCATATCACCCTCTCATATTATCATACACGTGGGAGGGATTCAAGATGGCCAGACGCCCCGAGTTTTATTTTGATGAAAAGACCGGGTACTATCGTAAACGGGTGAAGCTACAAAGCGGTACCTACAAAGATGTTCGCGCCAAAAGTAAAGAGGAACTGCGTGCCAAGCTCTACGACCTGGAGACCGCCCAGCGGATGGGTGTCATCCTGGATGATAAAACCACTGTTGCCCAGCTTCTGGCGCAGTGGTATGTAAACCGCAAGGATGGGCTCTCCTACTCACGCCGCCGGGACTATGTAAACGCCATCAATAACCACATCTGCCCCCTCATCGGGGGGTATCAGCTAAAGTCCGTCAAGCCGGAGGACTGTCAACGCGTCATGGCAGCTCTTTCCGGCAAGTCAAACTCTCTTCAAGCCAAAGTGCTGGGCGTCATGCGCATGGGATTTGACTGCGCTGTGGAAAATGGCTTGATTTTTCGGTCACCCTGTGCCAAAATAAAGGCGGGCGGTGCCCCCACCGAGGAGAAGGTGCCGCTGACACCCGATCAGTGCGCCGCTCTGGAGGACGCCACAAAGGACACTCGCGCTTATCTCTTCGTACTGATTGGCCTTTACACCGGTCTACGACGGGAGGAGATCTGCGGCCTGCGCTGGAGCGACCTGGATCTTAATGCCACCGCCCCCCACCTCACCGTAAACAACGCAGTGCGCTTTGACGGTGGAAAGGGTATCTTCCCCTCCCCGCTCAAAACGAAAGCGGCTCACCGTACCATTCCTCTGCCCAGCAAGCTGGCGGACGCTCTTCGCGCTGCAAAGTCCAAGAGTAATAGCGTCTTCGTCGTTCCCGCAAAAAATGGTTCAAATGCTAGTCTCCAGACTGTACGTAATCTCATGGCAATTATCGGGCGGCGCACAGTCAAAGCTTCAGCGGCCACCTCTGAGAAAGAGGCTAAAAAGCGCGGCCCACAAATCCAGCAGACGCTGGACTTCAAGGTGACTCCGCACTTGCTTCGCCATACTTATATCACACGTCTTTGCCAATCCGGCATGGACATCAAGAAGATACAATATCTTGCCGGGCACAGCGATATAAAGGTCACTCTCGGCATCTATAGCCACGTGGTCGGCAACACACCTGGTGAGCTGATAGGAGCTGTAGAAAATGCCTTTTCGGGGCAAACTTCGGGGCAAACCGAAAAATGTCAACAGGAGAAAGTGCTAAGTATCAATGGATAGCCGGGTTTTGTTTTTCATGCTTCACACGCAAGGGGTCACAGATTCGAGTTCTGTCGTCTCCACCAGAAAAGGACATCCGTCAGGATGTCCTTTTTATTTTGATCTTCACCGCCCGGAGGACGGCTCCCCTTTCCGCATTTTCATGCTGGGGACGGCGCGGCCCGCAAAGGCCCGGACATGCTTCAAGTTGGTTCATCGAGACTTTGCAATATCTGAATTGCATTGAATTTTGAGAACGCTGGCATCCAGATGAATGCCCGTTTCTGCTGCCCAAGACGGAGAACCACAACGCGCGGGGCGGGCCGAAAAGGCCCGCCCCGCGTGTCTCACACTGCCGTCTCCCGCTCCAGCGCCCGCACCTGCGGAACCGCCAGGAGCTTTGCAAACAGGATGCCGATGATGCCGCCGCAGATCTGCCCCACAAACACGGGAACCAGCAGATTGGGCTGGAAATTGACGTTGAAGGCCAGGAAGTCCCCCAGGCTGTATCCGCCGCAGGCCAGGAAGGCCATACACACCACCTTGTCCCGGGGGCGCATCTCCTTTACAAAGGGGAACATCGCCAGGCCGTTGGGCAGGCAGGCCACCAGGCCCACGCTCCCGCTGGCCTCCAGCTCGGCCAGACGGCCCAGCTTCTCCAGGGGCTTGCCCAGATACCGGCGGACCAGCGTCACCATGGGGAAGGCGCCGGTGAGCATCATGGCGATGGTGCCCAGCAGCTCCACGGCCCGGAAGGTGTTCTCCTCGTCGGCCAGTATGGGATCAAAGCCCCAGCCGATGCCCAGAATGTCGGTAAACAGGCCGGTGTAGTGCTGGAGGATGCAGGCCACCACCACCAGGGTGAGGGCGCCGGTCATCAGCTTTCCAAACACCATGAAGCCCTTGACCATCCCGTTGGGGAAGAACTTCAGCCCCAAGGCCAGCAGAACGCAGATGACCACCAGGGGGATCATGTTGCGCAGGAGCATCCCCAGGGTCAGCATCACCACATGATCCGGCTCGCCCACACTGGAGAAGGTGGAACGGATGGCCGGGTGGGTAAACATCACGATGACGCTGGTGATGAACACGCCGAAGGGCACGGAGAGAAAGCCGCTCATGGTGCCCAGGGCCAGGTATTTGTGATCCCCCTTGTCCAGCATGGACAGGCCGATGGGGACGTTGAAGGCGATGGTAGAGGCGCACATGAAGCCGATGGCGATGATCACCGGGAACAGATCCGCGCTCTGGCCGATCTCGGTGGCTAGGGCGAAGGAACCGCAGTCCGGCGGCATGATGACCGCGGCGGCTACCACCGGATCTCCGCCAAAGAGGGCGAATACCGGCCCGAACACCTTGGAGATGAAGACTTTCAGGAAGGGAACCGAGGCCATCAGCCCGCAAATGGGGATGAACATGTTCGCCATGGCGTGCAGGCCGTCCTGAAAGGCCCGGCCCAGCTCCGACTGGTCATTGACAATGTAGGAGATTCCGCCGACGACACAGCAGGCCATCATGGGATAGGTAATGAGCGTTCCGATGAATTCCATGGGCTGCCCCTCCTGCCCGTCAGCCGCCCAGCAGGGTCAGGCTGCGGGAAAAGCTGGGGTCGTCCAGGAAGGAGCAGGCCTGGACTGCACGGGTACGGCCGTACTCCCAGTAGAAGTCCACGTCCTTGCCGTAGCAGATCTGAACCAGCGACCAGGTAGACCAGTGGGAGGTCACCAGGAACTTGTTGATCAGCAGGCGGGCCTTGGCCTCCTCGCTGGGTTCGCCGCCGCAGTAGGCGCGGAAGAACACATCCTCGCAGCGGGCGTCCAGGGGGTTCTCCACACAGACGCAGGCGATGTCGTAGTAGCCGCCGTTCATGCCGCCGTACTCCCAGTCGATGACCCGCATCTGCTCGCCCTGGAGCATGAAGTTCTCCGCCAGCGCGTCGTTGTGGCAGGGCACGCGGCGGGGCGGCTGCTTGGCGTAGGCGGCGCGGATGCGCTCCAGCGCCTCCACCATGCGCTCCCAGCCCTCGTAGCGCTTCCCGTAGCTGTGCTCGTCCAGGATGGCCTTGTACTCGTCAATCTTGGCGACGGGATCGAAGGAGGTCTTGAACTCCAGGCCGCTGTCGTGATAGCGGCGCATGACCGCTCCCGCCTTGACCAGTACCTCGTCCCGGGTCTGAAAGTCCACGGGGTGCATGGTGGGCGCATCAATGTACTCAACAATTTGTGAACCCGTCTTGGGATCGTAGTAATAGATCTCCGGCGCAATGCCCAGCCCGGCGATCTCACCGGCATTGTGCTTTTCACCAGGGCGGTTGATATAGTTGGCGGTACCCTGTCCGGCCAGGCGGATGGCAATCTGGGTGCCGTCTTCGGTCACGGCCCGGAAATTCTTATTGGTCAGGCCGCCCGGCATGATCTCCACCACCGTCAGCTCCTGCTTGAAGATTTCGCGCGCCAGATTCAGAAGGCGCATGAAATCGGCAATCTCTTCGTTGCGGATCACGGTGCCAAAAACGGACATATTATTTTCCTGCATAATAAAGCCCTCCGTTTGTTCTCTGTTTTAACAAAGTGGAATTGGGGAATTGCCGCAGTGAGGCGCTGAGTCTGAGGAAAAAGTGCGGCCAGGGGGGGCCGCTCTTTCCGTCTGTAACGAGCATATACCTTTGTGTTACACAAAAGTCAATGCATCTTTCTCTCTTGTGCAGCATTTTGTTTTATTCTCACAGTAATTATTTGCTATTTTTATTTAATTTCACTAATACAAGAGCCTTTTGACAGGTCTGGCCGCCTGTGATAGAATGTCTTATCCGCGCAGGAGGTGAGTCCCATCAAGGAAAATCTGTTGTCCATCACAGAGCTTGCGAAGCTGCGGCAAGTGACCAGCGAAACGCTTCGGTACTATGACCGTATTGGACTGATCACACCGGACTATGTAGATCCCCAAACCCGCTACCGCTACTATTCCATCCGCCAATACGAAAAACTTGGCACCATCAAGGAGCTGCGGCAGCTTGGCATGTCCATCCACGACATCACCGACTATTTTTCGGGCCGCAATTTGAGGAAATCCCACCAGCTTCTCCTCCATCAGTTGGAGCTGCTGGAGGAGGAGATCCGCAAACAGC